ATTGGTAGTGGTGTTCAAGTTAGCGGCATTGTTGACTATGCTGACGATCTCCCAACTTCTGTTTCCGATCCTGTCCTTGACCCAGTTCTTCAAAGGGAAGGTACTTGCTTTATTGTTAAACTTGGGCCGGGGAGCGCACTTGATTCTCCATCCGAATTCGCAAGTGGAACTCCTCACCTTTATGTTTACAACGGCCCTGATTATTCTCCTGAATCTTGGGATGACCTTGGAGCAATTGCAGGAGTCGCGGGTCCGACTGGTGATACTGGACCAACTGGACCAACTGGAACTGCTGGAGGAACTGGTGCAACTGGCCCAACTGGCCCAACTGGACCATCCGGCGATCGTGGATTTATTGGACCTGTTGGTGCTACCGGCGTAGCAGGACCTTCTGGCCCAACTGGACCTGCTGGAGGACTCGAGGTTCGTCCTTATTGCTACACCTATGATATCGCGATTTCGGATTTTGCCAATAGCGGGGGAGACAGCGCCGCACTTGAGGTTGGGGATCACGCGTTTATCATGACTGCGGGGATGAGTGGAATGACTTTTCGCAGAGCAGAAATCGACATTCCAGAATGGGAAGTAACTTACCGCGATGATCCGCAATTTAAAGTTCTTGCTGGTGATGACCCAGGCACAACACTTGGTACCGTGTCAGTTTTGGCGGAAGCGGGTGATGAAATTCTTCAAGCATACGAAGGAAACGCTCCCAATCCAAAATACTACAGTGGGACAAGTGGAACCGTAAGCGTAGGGGTCACTGCATATGATGGTATTGTTTTAGAGTGTATCGCTAACGGACATTATCTGGGCGAGGAGAGTGGTTATGATGGCCGAAGCTCGGTAACTGATTTTATTCGAGTCCGCCTCTACTTTGATATTACCGAAGTCGGCTTTGCTGACGCGTCTGGTGATCCAGAAGAAGGATAATATATAATATATGCGCCGAAGATTTAGAGGTCACACTCGCCGGCCGGCAGTGTCGCGATCTACAATAAAAGACGATGTAGAAAAGCCAGTCCTTTGCCTTATTGTCCCTTGGCTCGCGCTTGGAGGGGCAGATAGGTGCGGCTTGGATTTAATGTCTCACTATAAAGGGCGGGGTTTTAGAATCTCTGTTATATCAACCCGCAAAATGCCGTGTAAGGATAGTCTGCGGACATCTGCCTTTCTTTCGCTTGCGGACGATGTTTTTTATGAAGAGAATGTTGCAGATATTGTTAAAGAGTTGCAACCTGTTTACACCGTTGTTAATAATTCCCATGAGGCGTATGATCAAGCGCGAGCAATTAAAGAAGTCGCACCAACGACAAGGTTAATTTCTTTGTTTCATATGATTCTAGCCCCTCCTTGGGACTTTGAAAAAAGCCTGCAAAGAGGAACACCTTTTGATTTGGTACTAACTGTTTCGGATAAGCTTAAAGGCGAACTTGTTGAAAGAGGTGTGAATAAAGGTATGGTTGAAACCCTGCATTGGTTTGGCTTTCCCGAAATAGAAAAGACGTGGCCTTTAAGGAACACCGAAAAAGATCCAAGGTATGTTCTGTGTCCCTTTCGTTTTCACTTTCAAAAACGACCAGAGTTTGTTTGCGATATTGCTGCAGAGTTGACCAAACTTTTATCAGCTTCGCAAATGCCGGTTTTTAAGTTTGTTGGCGAGGGCGAACTTTATTCAAAAATTATAAAACGGGCAAAGGAGTTAAAGGTTAGTCACTGGATAGAATTCGAGCGGGGAATTGACTATCAACAAATGGAAAGATTTTATAAGAGGGCAAGTGCGCTTGTTTGTCCTTCGGTTGACGAAGGTATACCTCTTACGTATTTTGAGGCAATGCAGTGGTCAGTACCACTAGCTGTTAGTAATGTTGGTGCGGTCAGCGAACTTGTTCCTTCAAACTATTTGATTGATTTTGAAATGGAGGATGAGGCAAAGGAATATGCCAAACTTTTGTTTCTGCACTTAACAGGTCAAAGTAGAGCAGAGATTCACGACGCTAGGAAGCGGGTTAACGAAAAGTTTTCCAAGAGTGTTTGGGATGAAAAGGTAGAAAGGTTAATTGGATGAAGTTTACGGCACATATCGGCTTGGGTAAAACAGGAACCTCAGCTATTCAGTTTGCTTTATTAGAGCATAAAGGAAACCTTACGGCGGGGAAAACAGGTCTGGACAGGCTGTGGCCAATTTTACCTGATGGAAATAGAATGGATCACGAGTGGTTATATTCGCAGCACACCGCGGAAAAGACCAAAACGTTGTATGACATTATTGTCTCTCATTCAAAAAAGACCGGTTGTGATCACATTTTTTGGTCAAACGAAGAAATATCAAGTAACCGAGAAGCTGTTAATTTATTTAAAGATCTTTCGACCTGGTCGCCTGATCTTGATGTTCAGATTATAATTTATATTAGAGAGCCAGGGCGGTGGCTAAAGTCAGCATGGGAACAATGGGGTCTTATACACAAAGTTCTTAAGGGTAAGATATTTCGGCGATCAAGCGAGACTAGCGAAGTGATTTTACCGCCGATGTCTTTAACTCGATGGTTTCACGAATGGGGCGTAGGAATTTATAACAGTTGGAAGTGGTGGAAAGGAATTGCTAACGTTAGACAATATAAAGAAGGAGAAAATGTCATTGACGACTTTTGTGAGGTTACGGGGTTAGACCTTCCACGAATCCGAGCGTATGAAACTCCAACAACATCTGAAGTTTTGTCTAGAGCAATCTATAACAACACCTATTCAGACGTCGTTATGCCCCATAAGTTTGACCCTTATACAAGGTATGGTAGCATTCAAGAGTATTCAAAAAAATATTTTTCATTAAAGGACGTGGAAAGCTTAGTGATGTTTCTGAGAGACGAATCTATTTCGTTTAAAGATGCCACACTTCCTGAAGAACGAAAAATAAGCGAAGAAGATTACAAGAGATTGGTGGACCAAGCAATCATTTTCTCGATTGAAGCTATAGGTCGTATTGACCAACTTGAAGATAAGGTTGAAGAACTTTCCAATAAGCTAGATGATAACACCTAAGATTTCCTGGAAAGAAAATAGTGTCCTTATAACCTATCAGGATACTACGTTGTCTTACCATTATTCATTGCTTCCTGATACCGATTTGATTATTCCAGGGTTGTATCTTGATGATTTCAACGCAATGTTGGAAAGTATTCGCTATGACCCTAAAGAGTTTGTAAGAAACTTTACTGGTAGAAATGATGATCCTCCGGGGTTTCAAAGATGTCGAGCAATTAACTTAGCTCGAATCTATCCAAATAAATTTGACATTGTAAGCCAGTCTTTTTGTACACTTGCTTATCGTTACATTTATGATGACATGGGGTCTATTAATGAATTGGAAAACATATATAAAAAGTTACAAGGTTTCAAAGAATTTGACGATCCTTATTCCGGTAAGTCTAATTATCGTTGGATTACTTCTATTTGGACCGCCTTGGCTCATTGTTACGTAAAAGAAGGAAACAGCAAAGCAGCTTTAGAGATTTTTAATAAGGTACATTCCTTTGCTCATATTACATTATGGCCTTCGGCTATGGTGAATGTATTGGGCGCATGTTATGTAACAGGCCAAAGCGTAGAATACTCGAAGGAGCTTTATAAAGCTGCGCTCAGAAAGCATGAAATAGAAAACATATACGGAATTTCTGAGATCATTCATGCAGCAAAAATTTTAGAAGTGATCATGGGTAAGCCTCGCGTAAATATTTCTTTACTTTATATAGAGGCGAAGGGTTTGTTAAAAAACAGTATTTAATATAAGGTTAAGATCCCAATTCATATAAATACTAAATTCAGCACCACTATGCAAGAGCCTCAAAAATCCTTATTTCAAGCCTTTTTGGATGGAGGCTGGCTGGTTCCGCTTATTGGCGCGTCGGGTATGATTGCAAGGATTCTTTCCTCAAAGGAAAATATTACGTTTGAGCTTCTTTGCAAAAGGATTCCTGCAGCTGCAATATCAAGTGGCATCGCATGGTATATCTTAGAGCAAACTGATATTTCTAGTTTGTATAAAGCGGTGATTTACGGTATTGTCGGTGTTATATCTCCAGAGGTTATTACAGGTATTGTTACTGTAGCTAAAAAGGTTTCAGCAAATCCTACTCGATTCATACCATTTTTAAATCGTGGTGATCAGGATAAATGAAAGCTGTTTCTCAGATTCTTTTGCTCCTGATTATTACAGTCTTTGCGTATAAAGCTTTACTTGGTATTTGTTTTTGGTATAGGGAAAAGACCGAGGATCTTGGGTTGCCCTCAGAGACACTAAAGAATGCAACAGATGATATTCTCATGGGTGTCGTTATTGGTATAACGGTTTTAATCTCTGCTGGGATTGGCCGGAAGTGCCGCCACTAATTTTTGTTAGTGCCAAGGAATTATGGTCGTTCCTAACAAACAAACTATATAAATAGTTGTATGGCTAAACCAACAACTAGAAGCGAATTAGCTGACTACTGCTTGAGAGCCCTGGGCGCACCAGTGGTTGAGATTAATGTTGACGAAGATCAGATTGAAGATCGCATTGATGAGGCACTTCAATACTGGCAAGAGTATCACTCTGATGCTACCGTTAAGACTTTGATTAAACATCAAGTAACTGCGGCAGAACTTGAAAGTAACGAAATTACAGTTCCCGACGCTGTTCTTTCGGTTGTACGTGTTCTTGGATTTGAAGACTTTTCTAGTGCATCGTTATTTAATGCAAAATATCAAATGTATCTCAATGATTTCTTTGGGATGAGAAACCCCGGCGGTCTATTAAGTTACGAGCTTACTTCTCAATACATGAGCTTGGTAGAGGATATTCTCAACGGTCATGGTCAACCGCTGTCGTTTAATCGTCATAAGAATACCGTTAAGTTTCACGCAGCGATTTCCGATCATTTGGTAGAAGGGGAATACATTATATTTGAAACCTATCAAACCATTGATCCTTCTACATACACAGATGTTTTTGATGACATGGGTTTAAAAGAACTTCTCACGCTTCTTATTAAAAAGCAATGGGGTCAAAACCTTAGTAAGTTTGAAGGAATGCAACTTCCAGGTGGCGTTACCATGAACGGAACCAAACTATACGAAGATGCTGTTGCCGATATTAAAGAGCTTAAAGAAACGTGGCAGCTTAAATATGAAGAACCAGTTGACCTCTTTATTGGATAATGGCAACCGTACCCACACTCAACCCATACTTTCAAAATGGAACCCTTCAAGAGCAAAAGCTCTATGAAGCGCTAATCGTTGAAGCCATTCAAATATATGGCACGGATGCTTATTACATCCCGCGTAAAATTGTTAAGAAGGACGCGATTCTTAATGAAGATCTTGTAAGTGTGTTTGAAAAGGCTTATAAGATTGAGATGTATGTTGAGAGCGTTGACGGATTTGAAGGTGACGGACAATTGCTATCCAAGTTTGGTCTAGAAGTGCGAGACAGCATAAATTTAGTCATAGCCAATCTTCGGTGGAACGAACTTATAGGTCAGTATGGATATTCAGAGAATAGCACCCGTCCTCTTGAAGGTGACCTTATCTATTTCCCCTTGACAAAAGGCTTGTTTGAAATTAAATTTGTTGAAGTTAACAAACCATTTCGCCAACTTAAAGACATTCCAATCTTCCGGCTTTCCTGTGAGTTGTTTGAATACGAAAGTCAAGAAATTGATACGGGTATTGCGGAGATTGACGTGATTCAAGTAGACAGCGGTAATCACTTGGTTGTTGAATATACCAATAATGATTCACCGGCTGAAGAGCTGCAGGCATATGAAACCTTAAACTTTACTCTTCCAAGTGGAGTGACGGGCGAGTGCGAGTTCTTTAAGTATGAAACGACTACCGACTCACCCGCGCTGGAAAGAATGCACATTGGACTGCCAACGTTTAATGATGGTAAATATCACGCTATCA